GTATCTTGGCTTGGTATGCCCGGACCTGAGCGCCTGACTGACGACCTGCCGCATCGTCCAGCGCTACCGCCTGGGCCCGCTTCCAAGATCGAATCTGACGTTCCAGGTATCTGAGTTTCTGCCGAGCGGCATCGCCTTCAGGATCTGCGGTGTCATGCATGGCTCGCGTCACTCCGGGCTGGTAGAGACCAGCGGAATGTCTGCAATTTGGATGCCACAGCCCTGCGGCGGTGGCCTCCGCCATCGACATGTACACCCGGACACCACCAGCGCCATCGATCGTGCCAACCGTGCTGCCTGAGAGCGAGAGCACACGACCCTCAAAAGGGCGACAGACGGAACACTCTTGCGGCGCGTCGGACACGATTATCAAGTCCTGCCCATACGCCTGCAGACGATCAACGTGAGCCGCGACAGCCGCATGAGCTGTTGCTGTTCTGACCGCAACCTCGATATACGAGGTCAAATCCCAGCCGCGGCCGCGCGTGTCGACGAACCCCGTCACACCCTTACGGGCAAAGTCATTGAGCGCCGCCTGCGCCGCCTCACGACGCGTCAGCGTCCCGAGCAGCACCTGCCCCGACGCCTTCGCCACAACCTCGCGGTAGACATCCATCGTCGAACGCAGAATCCGAGGATGCGTACCCACAACCTTTGCCGTGGTCTCCTCCACCAGTCGCGCAACCGCACGCGTCCCCGGCAACGGGTCCACAACTTCGGCAAGCGCCCGCTCCAACACCCCGGCCAGGTCGGTCGCTGCTACCGCGGAGCCACGGTTCCACGCGGTCAGGATGGCCTCAGCCACCGACTGCCCCGCCGCCTGTTCCAACTGGGTGAGCAGTACCTTCGCGCGGGCCTGGATCAACTGGACCTCGAGGAGCTTGTGTTCGGCCCACATCGGGCCGTCGAATCCTTTGGCGAGGGCTGCCGCGATCGCAGCAAGGAGGACCCGTTCGGCCTCGGTGTAATGCTCGACGACACCTGCAGCAAGGTCCTCGGCCAACGATGGTGAGACCGGCATGACGCCTACGGTACTGCCGGACCTACGAACGGGTCAGGTACGGCGAGCCCCTGCTCCGCCCGAATCAGATCCGCCTCTTTCTTCACGTCGAGGGCGTCGAGGTCCGGCTGCATGATCCGCACCCGCGTCTCCGTCGACGCTGCCTGAGCGAGTGCCATGGCCTGCACTGACTGGGAACGCACCAGCAGCGGCTCACGCGCACCATCAGGCCACGCCAGGTCAACATCCTCCGACACCACAGCCCCGGACCGGAACACCAACGCGTCCAGCTGCAGCAACGTCGTGACCAACGGCCCCAACGCCGCAGACCAGTGCCGGATCTTCGACCCGCGAGTCTGCAAGGAGTCCTTCTCCCGGGAGTGGATCTCTGTGGCTGTGGCCGCAACCTCATCAGGCATCCCGAACGTCAACGGGGAGTAGCCCGTCGCACGCAGGACCTCACGCAACGCCGCGTTGATCACCCCAAGGTGCTCCTCGACACGAATATCGAACTGCTCCGCGCTGATCTGCTTCACGTTCATGTCGCTCGGGGGCATCGACAACGGCGTAAAAATCTCCTGGTCCGCGTCGAACGCGGCACCCATGCCCGCGCCAAGGTTGGTCAGCATGTACTCAGGGACCACCAGGCGGCCCTTACCCAACCGCAGGTCACGGATCAGGCTGCTCCACGCCTCGTCAATGTCCTGCATCAACGGCTCAACCCCGCCGGCCAGGTCGGGCTTCCCCAGGTCGCACAGTTTGGCGTTGGTCCGCCACGCCGGCATCGGTCGCGCGTTCGGCACATACGCCGCAGTCAGACCCTTCACCCCGGTCGCGATGGCACCCTCAGCGTCCACGAGCAGGGCATAACCCGCGGTGTCCGGGTGGTCCTCCAACGGCTGCGCAGCCCCAAGTTTGTCGGACGTGCCCTTGTACAGGCCGTGCAAGATCCGCCCCGGCTCGTGCCGTTCGAGGTGCCGCCACACAGCCTGCTCACTGGTCCCGCCCGGTGCGGTCAGCTTGTCCCAGAACGTCACCCCAACCAGGTGCCCCCACCGGAAGTCCGGGACCGCCCGGTCGGCGTCAACAATGTCGAGCATCACATGGTCGGCGACGTCGACGTCCCAGACCAGGCGCAGGTACACCCCGCCCAGCCCGGCGGCGTAGAACGCGCCCTCGAGCAGGGCGGAGTGTGTGCCGGGGGTGTTCACGATCCGGTCGAGGCGGGTCTTCGCCGGGTCGTTGCCCTGCTTGTCCGGGACGGTGAACATTGGTGGCGCAGCAAACAGCAGTTGCGAGGACATGCGGCACAGGTCCGCGGCGACCGGCAGGTGCCGGCGGCGGTCCACCAGCCCGGCCTGCGGCTTCCCCCAGAACGCGCGACTCGCGAGCCCGAGAAGCCCGCCGGAGTACTGCGACGGCCTGGCCTGCTGCTGCTGTGCCTGCCATCCACCGTAGGCGGCGATCAAACCTGCAGGGTCGCCGACAACCCAGGCGTCCCATGTGGACATTGCGGCCAGGGCTTGGTCGTACGGCTTCGGGGGCCAGAGGCCACCAGTGGGAAGAGGCAAGGGGGTCTCCTCCCAGGTTGGTTATCCAGCCTTGCGGCGATGGTAACTAGCGTTGTTCACCCTGCGGCGACAGGTCATGCACTTACGAGTGCCGTTGGGCGCGATGTAGGTGTTGACCTCGTCGAACGGGTGGCCGTGGATGCAATGCGTCTGGCGTGCCTTTATGGCCGCAAATCCGGCGCTGCGTAGGTTGTTCTCGCGTTGGGTCACTGGGTCGAGATGTGTCGGGTTGCAGCATGCACGGTTGCGGCACAGGTGGTCGATCGTCAGGCCCTCAGGAATGGGGCCGACGAACTGACGGTAAGACACGCGGTGGACGTAATCCTTCGCACCATCGAGCCAGAAGTAGCCGTAGCCATTCGGGAGAAGATGCCCGGTCCACGTCCAGCAGTCGCCGGTCACGTCACGGTCTGCGGGTGATGTGTCCATGCGGATCTGCGCGTCGAAGCGGGTCCGCCAAGGTACCTTGGTCATGCCGTTCACCTCTAGCCAGGTCGAGCGGTAGGCCCTCAGGTGTTGGCGCATCTGGGGGCCGCTTTGTGTGGTCCCAACCTACCAGTTCAGGCGGCCTGATCGTCTGTACCTGGCGCTGTTGTCAGCGAAATCTGCGACCGCCACAACGCTCGCGTCGAAAATACCGCATAGCGTAATGCGTCCACTTCATCATCTTCCGACTTGATCGGTTTATCTTCGCCCCGCAATGTCGCCTTAGGATCCCAGACAAACGCCGGGATCTGGTCGATCAGGTTCGTGCACCGGTCGGAGACCAGCAGGCGGTCGGTGGCCAACAGCGACGACACGGTGCGGATCCCGGACAGCACGTCATTGAGGGCGTTGCCGACGTTGCCCATCCCGTCGTAGAACAGCTGATGCTTGAACGACGCGGCGGCCGGGTCGACGAACACCCACTCCGGGCGCCGCCACTCCTCCGGCTTCAGGCCTCCCAGCCACGACCGCAGGTCCGCGGAGTGCTCACCAACGGTCATGCGCCCGGGCGCCCACTCGTCCAGGACGTACAACCTCGACGTCTCAGCTTTGTCCCGACCCAACCCCAAGAGCATCCCGCGGGTCAGGTGCGTGTCGCCGTAGTCCACACCCAGAGCGAGCACCCGGTCCATCGTGGGCATCGCCTGGTGGGCGATGACGTGCCGGGCCGGGTCCCACATGTCAAACACCGCACCCGCGGCGATGACCCAGTCCCCGTCGATGAACCGGCGCCGCCACAGGCCGACGAACTCGCGGTTAATCTGCGCCACATAGGCCGGGTCGAGGTGCTCGTTGTCGGACAGGCGGAACCGGAACACCCGGTAGCCGAGCTCGACCGCCCGGTCGATGACCTGCCGCTTCACGAAATGAGCCGGACTGTCAGGGTTCGTGGTTGCGAAGATCTGCGCACCGGGGACGCGCAGGCGCCCGAGGAGCTGGACCCAGAAGTCCTCGTTGACCAGGGTGAGCTCGTCGACGTAGGCGCCGGCGCAGGTCAGGCCGCGCAGCACCATTTCGGAGCGGGCGTCGGACGCGCCGAGGATGTGGATGGTCCGGCCAAGGATCTTGGCGGTGTCCGCGCCGGCCGTGTACTGGCTGTGCATGGCGAGAGGGCCGAACAGGGACACGTCGGCGAGGGGCCCGAAGACGTTTCTGGCGATGGACTGGCGGGTGCGGCCGATGACGACGAGCTCACCATCTGGTGCGGTTGCTACGTAGATGAGCCAGCGGAGCAGGGATGCGACGGTTTTGCCACCGGAGATGGACCCGGTGTAGAGGTTGACGCGGGCGTCGGCTTGGACGATGGAGCGGATCTGCATGGGCGACATGGGCGCCTTGTCAGTGGAAACCTGCCCGGGTGGACTTACAAGGGCTTCGAGCAGGTCGGTCACGTGGTGTCCTCTTTCGGCACCTCAACTGAGGCGCCTTCAGGTGTGCGGAACGCCAACCCCATCGCCGCAGCCAAACCAGTCAACATGCTCTTCGCGTCGTCGTGGCTGCTGTCGGAGTCGTGCACTGCGATCTTCAACGACCGGTCGACCGCGATCGTCGCAGCTTGCATGATCTTCAGCTGGTCCACGAACGTCGGCTGCTCCAACTTGACCTCGGCGTAGGTGTTGTCCCTCCCACCGAAGTTGAACGCCTTACACGGGGCGAACATCTGCCCACGCAACCTCTGGACGTCAGCCAACAACCCGGCTTCGATCTGAGAGCGCATGGCTTTGTTGTCGGCCACCCGCGCGCTGGTCGCAGCCATGGTCTTCGACCGATCCCAGGCCAGTCCGATGACCTTCGAGTGCTCGGACACCCGCCGGTTGCTGATGCCCAACCGTCGGGCGCATTCAGCTTGTGTCAGACCCTGCCTGTGCAGGGCGGCCAGTTCGGTGTCTTGCTGGTCGGTCCAGGATTTGGTGGTGGCCATCAGGTCACCTCACTCGACTGGGTCAGGAAGGGTCAGAGACTGGCTTGGGCGATGTTCATGCCGCACTTGCAGCGCATCCACGAGCACTGGCGGTTGTTCTTCCAGTCGCAGTGCGGTTTGGCGCTGTCGGCCAGGAGTCGTGTGCAGTTGGGGCAACGTGGAGGGAACTTCCGGTCCTGCGGCATGGGCCCACCTCCGGGCATGGATGAGGCCCGGAGAGCGTGTGCTCGATCCAGGCCTTTCGGGTCGCGACAATGCGGTCGCGTGCAATGAACGCTACACCGAGCCGCGCTTCTCCCGCCAAGCGCGCCCTTCCGGCGTGTCGCGACGCGCCTTCTCACAGTCGTAGAACGCCAACTCCGAGACCATGGTCTGCCCCAGGATGCGTGTGGTTGGCAGTTTGTGCCGGGCGATCCAGACCCGGATCGTGCTGGGTGTGACCTCGGCCACGTCGGCGGCTTCGGCGATGGTGAGCAGGCCCAGGTCGCGGGCGGTCAACGGGCTCATGGGCGGAACCCGATGGGCCGCCGATGATCCAGCTCGGCGGAGAGGTCACGGTTGTTGCCGGAACGCTCGACCAGAGCGTCTAAGTCTGGGTGCTCATGCCGCTCAGGCTTGGGGTCGTCGCGCTCGATGGCAACAGTGAGGCGGTGGTGTAGTAGCTCGATGGTGAGTCTCATCCCGCACGCACCCTGTCGGCGAGGGCCCGAACGAGGAACAGGTAGTAATCCTCATACCACGTCGCCCCGCACGCCTTGCACTTCACCAAATCATCACCATCCGTGCGCTGCAACGACCGCCGATCGCACACCATGCACGCCCCCGGCAGGCGGTGCACCAACCTGTCCGTGCCAGTGACCTGGACCAGGCGGCGGTGCATCCGCAACACGTCGAACCCGATCGACACGGCGTCAGGACCGCACAGCAGTGGGGTCGCATGAGAGGTCAGATACCAGACCGCGGAAGACAGTGTGCGCCAAGGCCGCGGCCCGCGACCCAGGTCGCCGATGTGGGCGCGCAGCTGGTCCTCAGTGTTGACGGCCCAGCGGATGATCTCGTCAGCCTGGTCCCACGCCGGCGACGGGGACGGCGGGACGATCGAGGTGAAGTGGCGATCAGGTGAGGCGTCCCCTCTGGTGATGATGGTGCCCGGGGTCAGACCGGCGCACAGGTCAGGGAACTTGCCAATCGTGTCGGTGATGCTGGTTTGGCAGTCGCGGCACCAGACAGGGGCGGCTGGGATCATGGGCACGCCGTGGTTGATGAGGTCGAGGCGCGGGCGTCTGCTCTTCGCTTCGTCGTGGGCGATGCGTTCGGCGGCGACCCAGGCACGGTTGCAGTCGCCGGGACACGCGTCGACGGGCTCGGACGGGTGGACGGCACCACAAAGCGGGCAGTGGATGATCACGACGCACACCCTGAGCAGATGTAGTCGCCGTCTTGGGTACGGGCGATCGGATCGCCCTGGTTCATCCAGTTGCCGCAGTTGTCACACTCGGAGTCGAACCGGGCGTCGAAGCGCGCGACGATGGTGACGGGTTGCACCGGCTCGGGAGCTGCGTGGATCCGGCAGGCGCACTGGTCGACAGGCAGGTCGGAGAGTTCGCAGCGGTCGCTCATCCGCCCTCCTGGCCGGGTGTCTTCGCCTTTGCCCAAAT